CGCCATTCGGTATTACGACATTGGCTCCTGTGCCTTGGGTAAGGCTAACTGCGTAACCAGCCGAGTTCTGGATTATCCAGACTTTATTAGCATCGTTAGGTGCTAGGGTAACTGTGTTCAATGCGGTAATGGACCCCGTTAAGGTCATTACCATGGTTCTCGCTGCGTCTGAAGCTCCGTTCTCTATAGTAATAGTGTGTGAAGTTCCAGTGATTCCTTCTGAACCACTGCCGAAGGCCTCTCCAATCAATTCCAGGTTGGTATTGGTTGATGTACCCCAGGTTCCCGATTCATCGCCCGTGGCGATTTCTTTCAATCTTAAATTATTTACATAAGTTGCCATTTTTTACGTCTCCATGAAAATTCTATCATATATTATTTACGCTGCAATGTCTGTCCAATCAGGGGATTGAGTATCAGTTACTCCATCCCAATTTGGATCCTGGGAACTATCTATTTCTCCCCATACTAAAACACTGGTTATACCTCCGGTACCAACTACTCCGACAAGAGTTATGTTTGCAATACCAGTTATAGTTAGCGAACCAAGACCTGATGTTAACGCATCACTGGTAATTCCAATAATGTTTACACCAATAATACCTACACTGCCTAATGCCGAGGTTCCTGCTACTCCCGTAGGATAGACATTGGCATCACCAGTAACGGTTTCATCACCTAGAGATACTGTAGAAGCATGACCACTAACGCCATGTATTGCAAAACCTGCCGCCAGTAGTGTGCCTACGGCACCCGTTCCTGCAAGGCCTGTTTCAGTTACATTAGCATCACCACTAACTGTTTCTGTACCGAGTGCAGTAGTTCCAGCCAGTCCTGTGACTGTTACATTGGCAATACCAGTTGCTACTACCGTTCCGACAGCACCTGTACCTGCTAAACCTGTTTCGGTTACATTAGCGTCTCCGGTAACTGTTTCGGTGCCGAGTGCAGTGGTTCCTGCAACCCCTGTTTCAGCTACATTTGCAGCTCCTGTTGCAACAACAGTGCCGACAGAACCTGTTCCCGCTACTCCTGTTTCCGCTACATTAGCGTCACCAGTAACGGTTTCAGTTCCTAACGCAGAAGTGCCTGCAAGCCCTGTAAGAGCTACAGATACATTAACTATTGCGGGTTCGCCCCAAGGACCATCCCCCCACCCAGCACGACCCCAACCGACAGCCATCGGCTAGTTTATGCTATTCTAATTACAGCGTTACTTGCGTCTGCCGCAGGAAATGTAATAGTGAAACTACCAGCCGTAGAGGTTTTATCGCCTCCAAAATCAAAGACCGCCACCGCAGGATCACCTGAAGCCGTGTCGTTGAAAATCATACACCCTCTAGCCGTTATGGTAGCTGTACCAAAAGTTAAATCAGCAAAATCCGTGAACGCTGTCGTTCCCGATGTAGTCGGAGCTACTTTAGTTAAAGTGCCTCCTTTAGCTGTGTAATTGGTTCCTGTCGCTTCCTGGCTAGTGCTGTATGCTGTAGTAGAAGCACTCATCGTAGCTGAACTGGTATAAAGAGCCAGATTAAACGTATTACCGTTTGTCGCAAAATTGTGTGTCGCCGTCATCAATTCTTTTTTGAAAGACGTACACATTGCTTGTGTGATTGCCATTATAGTCTCCTAATAATATTAGCTAGGTCTTGTTGACCTTGGTTTTCTAATTGATTGCATATTGTACACATGTGATTATTAATCGCTTCTTGCATATAATACACAATTATCTTATGGCACGCATTTTTAAATGCGTGAGCTTGTGCCTTAATTGGCGCAGGGGCTGTGTCGCTAATAGAAATTACTTTCTCCATTGCCATCTTAGCAACTTCTTCTATCGTATGCCCTCTGTGTTCTGTTGTGGTAACCCCAAGAGTTCCAACTTCTGTTTCTGAGTTAAGTGAAAACATTAGTATTTCTTAGGCTCCACAATTATTCCTTCCTGTAATGGTTCATTATGCCGTCCTACAAGACCTATAGGAATTGCTTGTTGTTGTTCTACTTCGGACCAATTACATACTTTTAATTGATCATCTTCTGTATAAGTAACAATAGGATCTTCTAAACGATGATAACCGTATAATTTTTCTTTTATAGGCACATCTGAATCCAATAAACCTGATGATAAAGCTACTTGTATTGTAATATCAGCATCTGTGCATTTAGCTAACCAAAATTCACAACAACCACGTCCAGATTCAGCAAAGTATAAATTACTTTTATAAGTAAAATCAGCACCAAACATGTTAACCCCACTTACTTTATTCCATAATGCAAAAGCAATCGCGTAAGCAATAGTATTATTAAAATAACTACAGTTTAAATCTTTAACAACTGAATCAATAGGATATTCTTCCAGGGCCGAAACTCGCTTGTCTAATTCACACGTATAAATAGGATAATCAATCGTAGGAAGTGTTTCTGTCATCATGACTGTCATATTGCCAGCATCCTCTGTATCAAAAAAACGACTAACAGGATCCATAACAAAGGCTCTATCTGCTTTTTTTAAAACACCGATCATGGCGTTAATTGCCCACACTTCATCAAACTGATGACTGTGAGTAATCATTTTATGGTAATCTAATTGACTGTTGCCCATAGCCACAATGGCTATGTTTTTTCCTTCTAATTCTGGTATTGGTTTTTTTATCATGAAGGTTGACTCCTTATCCTGTCATATCTATCTTCCGTACGTGTATTTTTACCCTCTGCCCAATTTTTTAATCTTACCATTTCTCTATCATAACGATCTTGATAAATAGAAAACTCCTCCGGTCCCAATTTCATAAACACAGCTGCTTCCAATAATGAACCGTATAACAATGCATCTGGAGCATACGTAGAAATATAAGTAGTACCGCTGTCGGCGCCTGCGGTTAAAGAAGAAGGCTGATAAAAATAGTGCAATTCCATCGTTAAGGCAGCACTTGGAGTGGGTGCTAGGATAAAGCTATCTTCGCTGAATTGCGCATAATAAAGCGGAGTACCGGTTGTTGCAGCAGCCGGTGTGTATTCTCTAATAAAACTAACGTGTTTTAGTAAAAGATAATTGTAATTACTATCGGAATCAATCACTGCCAAGCTAAAGGGTGATAAATAATCAGAAGGCATTCCCAAATAAGGTGAACCACTGGTTAAAGTACCGGTTACATTTTTTCTAAACCCTAATAATTCTACCTCTTTTAAAATACGTTCTTCAGTATTTTTTATAAACGTGTCTAAAGAATTGGTGAACGTAGTTTCATCGTTCTCCATATAATCCTGGATAGCTGTTTTTAATCCACTATATGTAAAGGCCATCAGTCTCCTCCTGCCTCTACAGTACCCACTTCACCCTCTGCTTCCAATCCATCAAACGCATAGCCTATAGGATCGTCCGTAACACTATACATAGTATTTGCAGCATAAGTTCTCACTACTCCCTTGCCCGAGGGTTTGTCTGTATCTGGACGCGGTTCGTATAAAGCTTGAGGGTCATTTACACGAGGAAAGGGTCCTAATTGCGGAGCTTTCGGTTCATAACAGCTAGGACAAACTTTAAATCCGGTCCATTCTTTTTTTAATTGATGTAATTTATATGCTTGTCCGCAACGATCACATTCTCCCAGAGCAAATTTTCCTGCTGCATAGGTCATGATGTATAAGACCTCAATGCAGGTGCTATCTTCACACTAGCACGATCTTCGTCAGTATCAGCCGCCCTTCTGAACTCCTCTTCATAAATTCCCTTTAACATTTGAGTTCTATCAGGAGCTTTTTTTAAAGAAAGATAATATGCTAATCCCGCCGCTAAGGCTGGATAAAATCTAAAAGGCATTTCCATTGTGTTTGTTAAAGCATCGGTATCATCTATGCGTATCAAACAATTTGCATGAATTGTGTCCGTGCTGTTTTCAGGAGCCGGATAAACATATATTTTAGGAGTTATCTGTTTATCAATAAAGTATTGAGAAGGTCGCGCTTTGGTACTTTTATTTGGAATATTAGCGTATTCTGCTCTGCTGATGCGATCAATTGAATAGTCTGTATTAACACTATTGACCGTACGGCGCAAAAAAGCATCTAATACATCAATTACTGCTGTAGGATTAGTTGAATCAAGACTATAACTTAAAGTTCCCTCTGTCATCGTGATAGAGTTTTGTTGAATCGTCCACTGATTCAAGCCTCGATTCGCCCAATCCGCTAGCAAAATATTTAAAGATCGCTTTATGGTTCGCGCATCATAACTGGTGCGCATTTCCAATCCGCAACGCTCATAAGCTTCCTCGATGTATTCTGCAACATCAAGCTCAAAGTTTTTTGAACCGGAAGTAGCCATTTACCCTCCGATTAACTATGAAAGACCGTTAAGTAGCTTATTGCCGTAACGTCAACATAAATGTTAGTACCAAAATAAATACCTTGATCGGGAACATTAATATTAGATTCACTAGAAGCTTTTAAATCTTGTGTCCAAAGTGTTGTTCCACTAGCACCGCCATTTTTAAAAATAATCTTAGGTGAACCCGTTGAAGTCAACACGTATATTTGACGTAAACGTGCCGGATGATTAACAATCGTGGCATCACCCGTCGCTGTAGCTACCTTAACATCACTTCCTGATATTTTAAGTGGCATAATTTACTCCTTTATTAAGCGTCAGCAAATGGAGTTACGACAGTACCTGAAGCTAGAACAAGACCAGTTATATGATATTTAGCACTAGCCATTGCAGTTACTACAATTGTAGTCCCTACTATTCCGCCTTTTGTAGTGCCATTTAATGTAACAACATCATTAGATGCTCCAGACAAGAATGTTTTACCTGCTGCATCACTCTTACCAAAATAAAGACCGCCGACAAACTTATCCGTACCATCAGTTAAGATGTCCATATCGGTCGCAACTGTTTCTACTACAAAAGTAAATTGTGCGCCAATGTTATTAGTTTGCCCTGGATCCGTTGGATCGTTCGGCGTGGTTGCCACAATGCTAGGTAAAGTAAATTTACCGTCAGCATCATTGGTTAACAATAATCTGCCGGCATGAGTAGCCACAGTTAAAGTAGTATCTGCTGTTAAGCTAACAAAAGATTTGGAACCTGCATTAATAAAACCGCCCAGTGACCTGACCGGACCTGAAAAAGTTGATTTAGCCATTATATTCTCCTAACTAAAACTGCTGCATCATCTTGGAGTACGTCTGCCGAGTCAGTTGATACAACAAATTATCTCGGTTTAGATTAGTATGCCTCACGATTTAAGGAGATACAAGAATTATTTAAAGTGTGGACCGGTGAACCACGCTACCAAGCTGTATCTTTCACCTTTTGTAATAGGATTAATTTTATGTGAAATAAAAGAACTAAAGGCTATTATTTCTCCTTTTTTTGGTTTTATATCTCTTTCTTCTTCACCGCTTCTGAAAACTATTTCTCCTCCGGTATAGTTTTCATTTAATAATATGGATACGCCTATTTTACGGTTTAAAGAAGGCCCTTCCGCTCCTATATCTATATGCCAATTATATCCATGAGAAGGAGCGCTATATTTCATAATTTGCGCCCGCTCCATTCCGTCTATGTCATATTTAAAATAGCGATTTACTTTTAACGCTACATGACTAAGGATTTGATAAAAGTCAGATTGATCTTCGTCAATGTAAAATATTTCTACGTCACGATACTTAGTATCTTTTACCTTTTCTCCAGATCGAAAGACTTCTCCGATAACCGGTTTTTTTGTGTCGGTATAATTTAAGAATTTTTCTACCTCTTGATCTGAAATAGAAATGTTCCCCGTTACACCATGCTTGGGTACCGCAGAATCATCCATTTAGTTAGCTAAAGGATTACCACTACTAGCTTCTAATTTATCTACGTCTTTTTCTAATTCTTTAACGGAAATAGAAAGTCCTGCTAATTGTGCCGTTAGAGAACTGATGTTATCACTGTTATCAGGGATCTTTATATTATCTATTTGCTTTTCCAGGTATTCCACTGAAGTTTCTATGCCAGTAAAACGTTCTTCTATTTCTTGTTGGGCATCTTCTGTTTCTCCAATACCGCCTATTTTCTTCTCTAGGTTTTCAAGTCTATTAACGTAACCTGCTCCTGCATAGCCGAACCCTGCTAATGTACTCACAATAGTTGCTAAAGCGATTATTTGTCCCCCTTTTGATTTAAACCATTCCATATTTTTCTCCTATAAATTAGGTTGTTGATTAATTAAACTTTGCATCGTGTTGAGACTTGTTCTAGCTAAGCCATAAAACGCATCTATATTATCTGAAATTGAAGCATCAGCATAGATGGATCTAGGCTCGTACCAAGTTTCCTGTTTTGGAATAGTAGCTTCTCGGTACGCATCAAAACCTGGAACGTAGCCTAAAAAGGCTACTAACGTGGATTCATCGCCGTATTTTCCTGTTTCTTCTTGCGTGGTTTGTCCCTCTTCTTGTTGTTCTTTAATATTAGCAGCAATT